CAACCGCGGGTAGACACCTGCCCGAGCACGTGAAAGTTTACGACAAGGGCGGTAAAGTCACAAAGGCTTACCAATCGCCGAAACCCGATTCTGCAGGACTTCATCCGCAGTATGGAGGCGCGGTAGAGGAAGGGCATGATACCCGCCCCCTGCCGATGATTACGCCACGGGAGAGTTTCACACCAACCCCCAAGGCGGGATTCAAGTTGTACGACAAAGGCGGATTAGTCACCCCGCAGAAGGACAATCCAATGGCAGGTATGTTTGATCAGATCACGAAGGGCGGCGACAAGCCGAAGAAAGAAATCCACAAGATGGAGATCACGAAATCCCACAATGGGAAGCACATCGTGACCCATAAACACCATCACCCCGAGCATCACCCCGACGAGACCCATGTCATGAACGACATGTCGGCACTCCACAGTCACCTTGAGGATCACGCGGGCACCCCGAACGATGGCGAAGCAGCCCCCGCTGCGCCTTCCGCTGGTGGCCCCGCACAGATGACGGCAGCCCCATCACCGATGGCCGCTGGTCCCGCGCCCGCAGGAATGTAGTCATGGGAATCTACGACAAGATCGCAGACCCGACAAGTTCCGACGCGGGCAAGCCCGAAACGGGCATTGGAACAGAGTTGGCCGAGAAGATGAAGTCCGTCGACCAGGGCATGAAAGCCGCCAAGGGCGACGAGAGCACGCCCGCAGACCGCGACACGTCTGGCAAAGGCGTGGGCGGAACCGCGAAGCCCTACGGAAGTCAGGGCAAGGAAAAGCGCCTGAATGTCGACTATCTGAAAAAGCCGACGGATATCAAGACATATGACAAGGGCGGTAAGGTCAACGTGAATGACGGCAAACACGAAGTCGCCATCCTGAAACACGGGGAGCGCGTACTCACGGAAAAGCAGAACAAAGAGTACGAAGCCGAACATCCCGAGAAGAAGGGGAAGGACATGGATTGCTACGACGAGGGCGGAACGGTACATTCCCCCGAAGAGAAAGCACATTTTGCCCGTTCCATGCACAAGTTGCATGGTGGGGCACTACATCGTCACTTTGGAATTGCGGAAGACAAACCGATTCCGATGGCGAAGAAGCAGGAAGCGGCCAACAGCAGCAACGCGCACGTCGCTGCGATGGGCCGTCTCGCGGTAAGTATGCATGGATGGAAACGCGGCAAGAAATAGTCTGGAGGAGTTGTGACACCTGAGACACTGGTAGCATTGGTTGAGAAGCACAAGAACGACACGAACTACCAGTACAAGGGCTGGACCTGGGAACAGATTGACGCAGCCGCGCTAATCAGTTTCAACAAGATCCCCCTTGAGCAAAAGCAGCAGGTGATTAAGGTCTGCGCCGAGTACGGACTCGTCGACTTGCCATTCATCCGCCGCGCGCGTTTCATGTCACAGACGAATCTGTTCTTTCTCTGCAAACTGCTGGAGACTTACAAGGACGTCTCGGACAAAGAGTACATCTGGACAGACGGAAAAGTCCACAACACGCATGAGGAGATCTGCAATGATTTCTTCGTTCGCAAAGACCCTACGTTCAAGTCATTCAAACTGTTCGCGGGTCAATACATCGACAAGAAAGAACGCCTTCTGCTCGTGCCCCGTGGCGGCTACAAGTCGTCAATGGATATGGCGGATTGCGTTCAATGGGTCATATCTTTCTCAGACGTGACCGTTCTTGTGCTCTGCGGAGTCCTCGGGCTGGCGAATGACTTTGTCGGCGAAATCAAAGGACACTTCACCCTAGAGCAGGGCGGCAAGCCTAATCTATTTGGCAAAACTCCCCTCCGACCCAGGACCATGCCTAATGAATCAGGCAGCATGTTCCAGGTTTTGTTCCCTGAGCACTGCATCGCGCCCGATACAGGCAAGAGCGATGAGTACCAAACCCCCGCGGTTGCTGTCCGCGAAAAAGAGGGCACCGTCTCCGCTGCGTCTATTGAGCAGAGTTTGACAGGTTGGCACGTATGCGTCCTGAAATTGGATGACGTGGTGACCAACGAGAACTCCCAGACTGTGGATCGGATGCGGAACATCAACAAGCAGGTGTCCATCAACCAAGCCATGCTCCATCCATATGGCTTTTACGACAAGATCGGCACGTGGTACGACACCGAAGACACCTACGGTCAGGACATCAAGAACGCGAAGAAGTATCAGGAAGAGGGGGAAGAGTACCCTGGCAAGATTTACATCCGCGCGGCATGGTGGCCGACGGCGGAAGCCATCGCAGCGGGCAAGATTGCCGACGAGATGTTGCCGACGGATTACAACTATTGGTTCAACGATCCCGACAACGCGGGCTCGCTCACATTTGCATTCCTGAACCATAAGCGCAGAACCGATCCGTGGTTCGCAATCAAATATCTGAACGACCCGACCCAGATGCACGTGGTCAAGTTCCCAAGAGAACTCCTCGTGCGCCGCACGGTCAACGCGATTGAACTCCCGAACACGGGAATGGTCGTGACGGTCATTGACACCGCCTACTCGACCAAGACGTGGGCGGATTACACGGTCATAATCACCGCACTCATCTACGGTGGCCGCTTCTACATCATTGACATGAAGCGAGACCGCTACAACGAATATGAACTCCCCGCCGTCATCGCCGCGGTTGCGAAGCAGTGGAATCCGAAGCGAATTTGCATCGAAGAAACTGGCGCAGTGAAGTACATCCAGCGGGAAGTCTATCGCGAGATGGACAAACTGAAAGTTCGTGTCCCGATTGAACTCGTCCCTCTCGGACAGGGTTCCAAGGCCAACTCGAAGAAGGTCAAAGCGGGCCCCGTCCTAAGATGGCTGGGCGAAGGCAGACTGTTGTTCATCAACACCTGCCCGTTCCTTGAAGACCTGTATGATGAACTGTCCAAGTTTGGAACGGCGGCAAGTACCCACGATGACATCGTGGACTCGCTCGCCATCCTCGTGAACCAGTTCTCGGGTTATGCTGAAGTTGAAGGTAGGATCACCTCGGCCAGCGCGGGATTCACGTCTGATCGTCAGATGCTGAACGCTGCCAACCTGACTTTCGCGAGTGGAAAATATTCCAAGTTCCACGCGAATGCCCAGAACGTAGAACTTGAGTTCCCCGACCAATCGTCGCAATCCCTATCACGGGACGCAGCGATGGACGCATATGAAGCGTCCCACGACCCGTTAGGCGATTTGTTCTCTTAGGAGTGATATGGAAGACACTTTGGTAGTGAGCGACGGTAATGCACAGCAGCATCTGACTACCGACAGCGTCAACAAAGACGGCATGATGAAGACGGCGGATTTAGACCTGTCTCTTGTCGTGCAGTCGGCGAGGATGTCGAAGGCGTTCATTGCGAACAAGCAGTGGACTCTTCTGTGGCGCGATGCCGACATGCTATTCCAGTCGCCCCGCCCGATGTCCGTGTACGAGAACACTTACGTCCTCGAACCGAACGTCCAACGATTCACCGTTGCGAAGGTTTGCAACGCGGTAGTCCCGCAACTTTACAAGGGTCTGTTCTATGATGACCCGCCGATGCTACTCCGCCCACGCCCAGGTACTTCACAGAAGACCATTGACGCGAAGACGGCGGTATTCTCGTTCGTCCTCGACCAATGTGACTTCAAGAACCAGACCAAATGGGGATTGGAGCAGATGGCCCACCAGGGAACGGGCATCTTCAAGTGGGGATATGATTGGAAGGAAGTCACTACCATCAAGCGCAAGGCGACGACGATCAAGATTGAATCGCCGAATCCTGATGGAACTACGAACACCATTCACATTCCGAGTGACGTTCCGCCCGATATCACGGAGACATCCAAAGTTCTCCCTCTGCCATTCTTCGAGTGGCGTCCTCTGGACAAAGTCCTCGTTGACTCGCAACTGAGCGTGAGCGACATCCGCATGGCCCGCTGGGTGATTGACGTCCGATACATGGACTGGTATCAACTTAGCGAACTGAAGAAAAACATTGATGAAGCCAGAGCCGACGGCGAGACTGGCGAACAGATTGACGGATGGGATTTCCCTAGCGATGAAGCCCTCAAGGAAATGTGGAATCGGCCCTTCAACGGGACGACCAATGAGGTCACGCAAGCCTCGTACTTTGAAGGAATCATCCATCACTCGGAGAAGGAAAATCAGGACAACAGTCCTGACCCACTCCGCCGCAAGATGGAAGTGCTGGAATACTGGGACAAGGGTCGGAAGATTCTCGTCCTGAACGAAGAGAAAGTTCTCTTCCGCGGCAAGAACGAATTCAAGCGCATCCCCTTTCTGTCATCCAACTGGTGGAATCGCCCACGGGCGTTCTACGGCATGGGTCTTGGACTCATCGTCGGACAGAACCAGCGCGTCGACCAAGGGACCATCAACGCCATCCTCAAGATTCTGTCGTATGGCGTCAACCCGATTTATCTCCGCAATCGCGAAGACAACGCGCCAACCCAAACCATCCGCACGAACCTTGGCAAGATCATGGCAGTGACGGATGTGGAAAAGTCATACAAGTTGCTCGAACAGCCGAAAGTCCCTGGCGACATCTGGGGAGCAATCAAGGAGTCCGAATCGGCTACTGAGTCATCCTCAGGTGCAGACCAAACGCTCGTGCAGGGAAGTTCTGCGGGGCCAAGGGCTGGCATGGGACGCTCCGCAACTGGGGCGAACCTGATGGCAGGTGCATCCGCGACTCGTCTTGATGGGCCGCTCGACAATTTCATCGAACAAGTTTTCAAACCGTGGCTGAGTATCATTGACATGCTCGTGTTCAACTTCATGTCAGACGCAGCCATCCTCCACATTCTGGGCAAACAGATGGGAACCGACTTCCTCACGGATGCCGATAGCCCATTCCAGATTCAGGATTACCACGACGCCCAAATCGAGTATGAAGTGCTCGCGGGCTCCTCGCTCGCTGCGAAGCGGACGATGGCCCAGAGCATGGTCATGCTCACCCAGATCCTCGACAACCCGCAGATCCAGCAGATGCTGGCCGAAGCGGGCAAGAAGATCAACATCGAATCCATCATCGCGATGTGGCTCGAAGCGTCGGAGTGGAAGAACAAGAACGACATCGTCGTGCCGATGACCCCCGCGGAAATTCAGCGGCGGGATGCGAACTCAAAGGCCGCCCTACAGCAAGGTGCAATGCAAGCCAAGCAGCAGAGCGACCAACAGAAGTTCGTTCAGAAGCAGGAGTTGGAAGACCAAGCAAGCGACAACCGTATTAAACGTGACATTACCCGTGAAGCGGCGAAGGCATCTTCGCTGAGCGAAACGGTTGAGGGCACGCCATCTACGGGCGGCTTGCAGGGTCAATTGCCAACAGTCGAGTAGTAAAGGTCTAGTCGGAAAGACTCTAACCCGACCACGCACTGCAGGTGCCCGCGAGGGGCTGCGGGGATTTCACTGCTGGGCAACAGGATAAACTGCCCAAATTTTTCGGAGGAGAAATGCTCAAGCCAGCAACTGATATGAATCTGTTCAAGCCGACGTTTACCCTCGACAGCCAGCAGCTAGGTATTATGGCCGCCGCGGTAAAGCAGGAGTGGTTCCACATTCTCCAGAAACTTATGGAGGAAGAACTCAGGCTCATGAATGTCCACATGATGAACATGAGCAAGAACGAGGATATTCTCGAAGCCCATAGGTGGGCGCGCGGGGCATCTATGTTTTATTCGGGAGTCATGGACAGACTTCGCGAGATTACGAACGTCGACAATTATATGAACTCGGGAGTTGGAACCCCTGAGAACCCAGAGCAGTTGCCGTTACCACCCGAGTTTGAATAGGAGGAATTCATGCTGACATTACAAGATCTGAACAATATGGGCGCAGACGAGTACAGGGAGAATCTCAAAGATCCCGCATTCGTAGACCAAGTCAACCGACTCAACAATCAGGCCGCGCAAGCCCTCGCGCCCGCGCCTGTAGAGGAAGCCGTGCCCGCATTCACCGCGGAGCCCGTGGTCGAGACAGTTGTCTCCGTCGCGCCCGTCGAACAGCGGTTCGAATACCAACCGACGGACGAACAAGGCCGTGCATTGGGTGGCAAACAAGTTATCAAATACACGACTCAGGAAGAGTTGAACCAGAAACTCGTCGAGCAGAATACCCTTCTCGTTCGGCAACTTCGCAAGGTGAACAGGGACCATCGTCTTGGAATCTCGCCCGATGGCGAAATCCCCGACGCGTCTCAACCGTTCACGGGCGGCTTGCTCGAATTGAAGCCGAAGGCATTGACGGTGGACGAACGCTTTCAACTGTCTCAGGATCTGAATGATCCCGAGAAGTTCACCGCTGCCCGCGACAAGCTGATTGAGTCTGGCCTGGGAGT